AAATATGGTAGCATTTTATGCACATCAATATGGAGAACTATCAATGATAATACAATAGCATTTAATGAATTGTACTGGAAATACTATGATATGCATTATATAATCACAGACCAGATGGCATTTGATCTATCAATGCAATTGAATAATTATTATGCAAGAGTGATTACAGACAGAGATAGTGTAGGAATACTAGGTCATGCAGGTAAAGTGAACAGAAGAGGTCCAAGACCCAAGTATGGTATAAAGGGACAGCAGTCACGAGAGATGGAACTCATACAGGAGATGTATAATTACACCAAATTACATCCTAAATTTTATTATAAGAGAGATTATACTTATCTGATGAGAAGGCATGGTCTAATATGATATCGGTTCATCAACACTGGGATCCACTGAAAGTATGTGTGGTAGGTAGATGTTACCCACCAGAATATTTTAATTATATTCAGAACATAAAAACTAGAGATGTCTTTCACCGTATCGCGGAAGAAACTGAAGAGGACTTTCAAAAACTTACATCATTACTTCAAAAGTTTGATGTAAAGGTTATCAGAACTGATATCTCAGATAATCCAGAGGATCATAAGAGACCTCATGGACATATGATGTCACCGCCCATGGCACCTAGAGACTACACTGCTATGGTAGGGTCTAAATTTTTCATGCCCGGAGAAAATTTTGGAAAAAATTTTAACATTGAGGAGGAACTAAGTAAGATACTTCATACAAGTTCATTGAGAATGAACACCCTGTCAGATACACAGAAAGATCTGTTGCAGTACATTTATGATCTTACTTTTCCCGGTAGACCTGTGTCACCAACGACTCAAGCAATGCTCCTAAAATCTTTGAAGAAAAATAAATGTTATAGAGATTTATTATATGGAATTGATATTGAAGATCTCAAGAATGTTATATTCCAAGGACATACAAATACAATCGGAAAGATTTCAAAGTACGAACATAATGATAAAACATATCCTTTCAGGACATTAGAAAAATTTGTAAAGGATAATGGAAATGAAATTGTATATGATCAGTACATAAATTCAGCATCTATGATTAGAATAGGTAAAGATTTGTTCTTTGGTTCTGGTAATATCATCAGTAAAATAAATGAAAATAACTTTATGAAAAAATGGAAAAAATTATTTCCTGATTATAATATACATTCAATAGATACTCCCGGACATACAGATGGGACAGTGTGTCATGTAAAACCCGGATTGATTTTGAGTATCAAAGGTGCTGAACATTACAAAGATTCCTTTCCGGGATGGGAGGTCGTAACATGTGATGAAGCAATGAAACCATGGACTAAAAATAAGAACAAAAATTATTCAAGGTACTGGGTTCCTGATGCAGGAGATGATTTTTATGATTATGTTAACGAATGGATGGATGACTGGGTAACTTACGTGGAAGAGACAGTTTTTGATATTAATATACTAGTCATTGACGAGAAGAATGTTGTGTGTAATAATGTAAATAAGAAAGTTTTCGATGCCTTTGAAAGACATGGCATCACGCCTCACATACTCAATTTTAGACATAGATATTTTTGGGATGGAGGATTGCATTGCATCACATCAGACATTGATAGACATGGTACCAGAAAAAATTACTTCTCAAATTGAAACTTGGATAACTGGAGTTCTTGACACACCTAACAGTAAGTTTGGTAACTTACCTCCATGTCCATATGCTAAGAAAGCATGGGTAGAAGGTAATGTAAATGTCAAGATGTTTGATGATACCAAATCATTTACACCACAGGACTGGGATAAAGAGGTCAACATATATGTTATGAACCCATGGACTTCATCCGAATTAGTATCAGATATGGCAAAAAATTATAATAATTTGTATCCTGATTACTTATTTCTAGAGGAGCACCCTGATCTGGTTGAAGATGTGGATGGTTTTGTAGTCAATCAAGGAGAACTTATTCTTCTTATTGTGCAGGATAGAAAACCTTTAGAAGAAGCAAGAGCAAAATTACAAGAGACTAATTACTATGAACACTGGACACCTGAGATGAAGGAGAGAATTATTGAGCGTTGACAGTATTGCAATCAAATGCTACACTAATAAAACCATGACCAAACCATACGACGATTCCAATTGGAGACAAGAGTACATGAGTTACGTAAGTGACAAATTCAAACTCAAATTATTACAAGAAGGACCTCATAGTTTGGCACAGGCATGGATGTTAGGAGCAATGTATTCTGATTGGAAAAAGATTAAGGGGTACGACAAACTCGATCCCAAATCTAATGAAGGTCAGAACCAGTCCAGTATGAAGGAGTTTTTTGAAAGGTACAAGGATCAAGGCATATGATTTTTCATACAATTGACTTTGAATTATCTGATGATGACAAAAAATACATAAGGGAGACCTACCTCACTAATAGATTCACTAGAAGGGATATAAGTGAGCAACCCCTATACTACACAGGTTATCATCATGCACCTACCTCTCAAAATAGAACAGGCAAACCAGTTCAAAAGTTCTTAGACACAAGACTGTTACAAATTTACAGTCCAATTATAAAAAAAGAATTAGAAGAACAACGCTTGTTTGAAGCGGATCCATCAGCGATTTACTCATACCAACACATCTGGGCACAGATATATACAAAGAGTCTGGGAAAGGGCATTGCTCCCCATCATCACTATCCAGATCGCTCGAATCTATTCTCATGGATTCACTTTGTTGATGCACCTAGTGAAGAGTGTCTTTACTGGGAGATGAAAAGTGGTAAAAAAATTTACCCCCAACCACAAGGGTCGGGTAAAATAATATTCTTTTGTCCTTGGACATGGCATGGCGTTGATCCAGTCGAATCTCAGGAAGAAAGAATAGTTGTAGCAGGAAATGTAACAAGACTCAAATGAAAGCAGTTCTTTGGTCGAGAGACAATTGTCAGTGGTGTGAAAGAGTAAGACAACTCTTTGCTGCCACTAAAATAGAATACTTAGAGTACAAACTGGACAGAGACTTCACTCGCGTTCAGTTTTATGAGGAATTTGAGGAGGGTGCAACCTTTCCACAGGTTCAACTTGATAACGAATACATAGGTGGATGCAAAGAAACATTGAGATATCTCCAAGAGAAGAAATTGATCTAGGAGAAATAAATAAAGGAGTAGAACTCTTGATGAGGGGGACAAATCCTCCTGATGAAAACCTTATTTGGAGAAAAAAAATGGAAGCAGCACTTATCACAATCGGTGTATGTACAGGCATTCTCACCCTCATGGTAGGAGGGATATTAGGGTATATTCTACGCACCTATATACATGACAACAACACCCAAGCATATACATATCATCCAGAAATGTTTGATGCTAATGGGCAATTGATCCCCGATGAAATCATCTCATTCCGAATCGACGGGGACGATAAAACTGAACTTGAAGATTAATTATGGCAAAATTACCTGACAATCCTTTAGTATCTGAACTCTTCAAAGCGGTTCATGGTAAAAAAGATAAGAAGGGAAAGGCAGACCTTCTGTCACAACACAAACGTGATGATGTAAAAGCATTATTGATTTGGAACTTTGATAAACAGATCAGAAGTGCTATTCCAGAGGGTGATGTTCCTTACAAAAAGAATGAAGCACCCATCAATTCTGGTGGACATACACGCCTAGTTCATGAGTGGAGAACTCTTTACAATTATATAAAGGGTGGTAATGATAAATTATCACAAATGAAAAGAGAGACCATGTTCATTCAATTGCTTGAAGGATTACATGAGTCTGAAGCAGAACTATTGATGTTAGTAAAAGATAAAAACCTACAATCAAAATATAGAATCACTAGAGCGTTGGTGGAGGAAGTTTTTGATGAGATTGTTTGGAGAGACAAGTAATGATCAAAGTGCTTCATGAGAAGTGTGATAAAAAGTTAGCAGACAATCCCAAACTACCTTACAATGCATATCTCATTGAGTATAAGGAGGGTGAAGAGCACTTCTTTGACATCGCTATCGGAGATAAAGCAGTCGATATCTTTGATCACTACTACGATAAGAGCAGTAAGTTTGTCAATATGGTTCAAGCAAAAGGTCTAGTAAATCCTAGACACTGGGTAGATATAACCCAACAAAAAAAGTAAAGACATGTTACAATAATGTGAGGAAATACTTGCATAAATATAATTGGTATGATATGATACCTTTACGTTCATCCAATAATGCACGGTCTTGCACTCTTAGTTTTGCTCCTCGCTGATCATGACTCTTACCATTGGGAGATGTCATGTGCAGAGTGGAATCAAGCAAGAATAGAGATACTTAGTGATGAGAATCATATCCAAGATGCTAAAGAGTATCTTATTGATTACTTTTATACTAAAGTATCAGAAGAAGATTGCAAACCTTGGAGCATTGGACGCAAGTAAGTTGACACGGAACGGGTCGTTCATCCCTTATGGGACGCAAATGCCGACTGAAGGAACGGATGTCAAAGTCCAATTACTTTAGGAGAATCAAATGGCAAAAGTCATTTATAGAGGAGTCGAGTATGACTCAAAAGAGTACAACGCCAAAGTGCTTGCAGAAGCAGCAAAGCGTGACAGACACGAATTAATGTATCGTGGACTAAAGGTTGCTAAATAATTGCAAACTAACATAATACAAGGAGTGCTTGACACTCCTTTTTTTATCCAATATAATACATGAATATACAAAAAGAAACAGTAAAATTAATCAAGGCAGCACTCAAACATAAACATCTTTACTCTAAGAAAGAAGTTTTTTACATGAAGAATTCATTGAAGGAGGCAAAGAAAAAATTGAGACTACATAAGTCTGTCAAGTCATTACAAGAAAATGAAAGTTCAATTAATAACACTGACACCTGACGCTGAAAAGAACATGGCATTTGTTGCCAGAGTATCTAACCCAAATAATCAAGGCAATGAAAATTTTTCTGGACTCTTGAAATATTGCATCAAGCATCAGCATTGGTCTGTATTTGAGCAAGCACATATGACACTTGAGATAGAAACTACTCGTGCTATTGCAGCACAAATTCTACGACATCGTAGTTTCACATTCCAAGAGTTCTCTCAAAGATATGCACAGAGTAATGAGTTAGGTGAAATAGATTTACCAGAATTACGAAGACAAGATAATAAAAATCGTCAGAATAGTATAGATGATTTAGATAAAGATGTTGTTGATAAACTAAACCGCCAGATGATTACCCTATTCAGTTCTGCACAATCATTATATAATCAAATGGTTGAGACAGGAGTTGCTAAAGAGTGTGCAAGGATGGTTCTACCATTATGCACTCCAACTCGGATATATATGACAGGATCAGTTAGATCTTGGATACATTATATTGACTTACGTTCAGCACATGGCACTCAGAAAGAGCATATGGAAATTGCTGAAGCATGTAAGGATATATTCAAAGAACAATTCCCTGTCGTATCTGAAGCACTTGAATGGTGAATCTATTTCTAGGACCAACACACGACCTAAGTTTTTTATATGATGATAGTGATGCAGTAAGAGTCTCATCACAAGAAATTGCTACGTTCATCATGCAAGATGAGATTGTGGCAGTTTACAACGGTAGATCGGAGGCAGGTCCTAGAGCACTTGGGAATAGGAGTATATTATATGATCCAAGAGACATCAATACAAAAGAAACAATCAATAAAGTAAAGAAACGAGAGCGTTTTAGACCGTTTGCTGCTGCTGTATTGAAAGATCATGCAAATGAATGGTTTGACATGTCAGGATTGAATAGATCGCCTACAATGTCATACGCGGTGCATACAAGAGAGGATAAGAAAAAATTGATACCCGGAGTGGTACATATTGATGACACATGCAGAGTCCAAACAGTAGAACAAGACATACCTCATTTGTATGAAGTCATAGAAGAGTTTTACAAATACACAAAGGTCCCTATGGTATTGAATACATCATTCAATCTTGCAGGTCAACCCTTAGTTGAGACACCTCAAGATGCCATAGATACATGGAAGCAATCAGATATTCATGTACTGTGGTTCCCAGAGGCAAGAAGAATGTATAAGAGTTCATCACTAGGGGATTGACATGAGAATATTAGGAGTAAATTTATCTAACAATGGTTCTATATGTCTACTCGATGATGGTAAGATTGAACTCTACTTAGAAGCAGAAAGAATAACAAAAAAGAAAAGGGATCATGACTGCAGTCAACTATTTGATTTGGTAGAAAATGTAGATAAAATTGCCATAAGTGATGCCTGTTGGAATAGAAATAGTAAGAAGACACTCATTACTACAAAGAACATTGCAACTCTCAAAAAGAAGTTCCCTGATGCTGAGAGATATGATTTCAGAGACAGACATCATCTTACTCATGCTGCATGTGGATTCTACAACTCAGAATTTGAAGAGGCAGCAGTCATTGTTGTCGATTCATCTGGATCTAATTTTGAGACGGGGGATGAATGTGAAACTATAATGCATGTCAAACGAGGAAGAAGATTTCATTGGAAGACATTACATAAGAGATATAATAAAGAGGATGATTATGGTATAGGATTGCAGTTTGATCTGGTTTCAGAGAAATGTAAATGGGGACGAGATGAAGCAGGGAAAGTCATGGGTCTTGCACCATATGGAAGATATGTTGATGGACCGTATCTATCTTCAAGTAATGAGAACGCTGCTGCCACCATACAAAAAGATTGGGAGGACAGGGCAGTCGAATTAGTGAAGATAGCAGCAAACAAATGTAATAATATTGTATTGACAGGTGGATGTTTTCTCAATGTTGTGGTAAACTATAAACTATTGAAGGAATTTCCTGATTTGAATTTTTATGTTGACCCAATCGCTTTCGATGGAGGGACCGCTATCGGATCAGCATATATACTTCACTACAATCCTAAAATAAAATCTTTCTAACATGCCTACTTATCCTGTAAAAAATTTGAAGACTGGAGAAACAAAAGAGATCGTGATGACTATGAAACAATATGATCAATGGAGAAAAGATAATCCTGATTGGGATAAAGATTGGTCACAGGGTACAGGTGGCACTGTCAGTGCTGTTGGAGATGTGTATAGTAAAACAGATGGTGGATGGAATGAAGTTCTATCAAGAGTCGGGTCCATGCCCGGTTCAAAAGTAAAACCCCAAAAGACTACACATTTCTAATGCCTGCTAGAAAAAAGAAAACTTCCAATCAAGTTGGAGTAGGTATGACTGCTAAACAACTTAGAAGAAAGAAACCATATAATTCTGACATGATGATTCCGATCGAGGCATTGACCGAGAATCAAAAAAAATTATTCTCATCACTTGATGAGGGTAAAAATGTATATACATATGGAGTAGCAGGAACTGGAAAGACTTTTGTAATTTTATATCACGCTCTCAAACAAGTCCTTGATCCTATTACACCATACAATAGAGTTGTTATAGTAAGATCTCTTGTATCCACAAGGGAGATTGGTTTCCTACCCGGTGATCATGATGACAAGGCAGCATTATATCAGATACCATATAAGAATATGGTCAAGTATATGTTTGAGTTGCCTACAGACAGTGATTTTGAAATGTTGTGGGGTAATCTCAAGACACAGGAGAGTGTGAAGTTTTGGTCAACCAGTTTTGTCAGAGGCACAACACTCGATGATTGCATTATGATTGTTGATGAGTGTCAGAACTTGAATTTTCATGAGTTAGATAGTATAATAACAAGAGTAGGAGAAAACTGTAAGATCCACTTCTGTGGTGACGCTGCACAAACCGACCTTGTAAAAACAAATGAGAAGAATGGTATCCTTGACTTTATGAAAATACTTGCAGCAATGCCTGAGTTTGATTCGATTGAATTTGGTATTGAAGATATAGTAAGATCAGGATTAGTCAAGAGTTACATCCTCAACAAACTAGCAATGAGTATTGATGTTTAATCATGTAGAGTGTGATCTTCCTGCACTATCAAGGAAGACTATAGATGGTGTTCGATATTATTCGGTTGATGATAGACCGATGGTATCCATCACTTCGGTTACATCATACTGGAACCGAGAAATTTTTAAGAATTGGAGAGCGAGAGTTGGTGAGGAAGAAGCGAACAGAATCACCAAGAAAGCAACTAATCGTGGTACAAAAACTCATGAATTGATAGAACACTACTTACTCAATGAAGAGGTTGTATTAGATAACCCTAGCACAAAGATGTTATTCACTCAAGCAAAAAAAGAATTGAGAAATATAGATAACATCTATGCACTAGAGAAATCTCTATACAGTAGAGAATTAGGAGTGGCAGGAACAGTTGATTGTATTGCAGAATACAAAGGAGAACTTGCAATCATTGACTTCAAAACTGCAGAAAAACCTAAACCTGTTGATTGGATCGAGAACTATTTTGTACAGGCAGCAGCATATGCTTGTATGTTCTATGAGATCACAGACATACCCGTCAAGAAACTTGTCATTCTTATGACATGCACTAACGGAGAGGTGAAAGTTTATGAAGAGTATGATAAAATGAAGTATATGAAAAAACTTGTCCAGTACATTCAATTATTCGTAGAGGAGAAACTAAATGAAATCCAAAAGTGAAGTCAAAGAGATGCTCAAAAAGAACTTCCTATGTTCTGAGAAGTTTGCTATGGAGATAGAGAAACTTGTCAAGGAGAATGAATCGATGAATTATATTGAGGCAATCTGTCACTATTGTGAAGAGAATCATATTGAGATTGATAACGTAAACAAACTTATTTCCAAACCACTAAAGGAAAAACTAAAGTGCAACGCCATCAATCTAAACTATCTAAAGAGAACTTCTAAAGCAAAATTCTCTATCTGAGATGAATTGTATTGGCATAGGTGGTGCCCGTCACGATACAAGTATTGCTGCATTGATTGATGGTGAGTTCAGGTATAGAAAAAGTGAACGTGACTTTGGAATCAAACATCATAAGGCAGATGATAACTGGTTCAAGTCTGTATTAGATGAGTGGGGTATAGATGAGAAAAATTCAAAGGTTGTATATACTGACTCAGGAAGAAAAAGATTTGGTAAGAGAGTAAGGAAACCATATAATGATGAAGATTATATCATAGAGAATAATAGAATTTGTATAGATCATCACACTGCACATATACATTCTGCCTTATCAGATTGTTCACAGCATGCTGCCTTTGATGGTTGGGGATCAGGTAGAAACACCGGTCTTACAATAACTTCTGATGGTCAGAAAAGATATAAAGATCTATCTATCGGTAAATTCTTATCATATGTTGGATATGCTTTAGATTTCAAGGGTATGGAGGTAGACTTTCCCGGCAAGGTCATGGGTTTACAGGCATATGGCACACCTGATTTAGAATTAGCGAGACAGATCAATCAAGATAACATTCTCGATCTCTGTGGCGAGTGGATGCATAGAGGTGTTGACAGTAAAGATCCAAAATTTCAAGACTTTGTGGCAACTGTGCATAAGGCATGTGAACTTATACAATTAGAATATTTCAAGGTATTTGACTCTAGCAAAAAGATTTCTTGCTCCGGTGGTGTAATGTTGAACACTGTTATCAACACCGAACTTAGAAAGACATATGATATAGAAATAATACCTCACGTATATGATGGTGGTCTGAGTGTAGGTGCACTGAGATATGCTGTAGGACATAACTTTGACATAGGTAACTTTCCTTACTGTCAAGACGACTATGCTCCGGACGAAGCACACGATGACACAATTGAAAAAGCAGCAGAACTTTTAGCACAAGGAAAAATCATTGGATGGTATCAAGGACACGGTGAGATAGGACCTAGAGCATTAGGAAATAGAAGTATATTAATGAATCCAATGATCAAAAATGGTAAAGATATTTTGAACTCTCGTGTCAAAAAAAGAGAATGGTGGAGACCATTTGGAGCATCAGTATTGAAAGAGAAAGCAGGAGAATATTTTGACATCGAGGACTCTCCATATATGTTATACAATGCGAAGGTAAAACAATCTGGACTTGATCCTATTACTCACGTCGATGGTACATGTAGACACCAAACAGTAACATATCAATCGAACCCTATATACTACAAATTAATTAGTGCTTTTGAAAAGAAAACTGGTTGTCCTATTCTTCTCAATACATCTTTGAATATTGGTGGCAAACCAATCGCAGGGAGACCAGAGGATGCCGATGTTCCGGGTCTTGATGCATTGTTCGTAGGTAATTTATCATGAGTGTATTCTGTACATATCCTTGGAAACAATTGTTTAGTGATTCTTATGGTGTCTACATGCCATGCTGTATGGCAACTGTAGATCATCCTCATGATGGATGTTGGCATGGTGCTAAGTCAGATTTCCCTGCACCTAAAGTTAATGAAGTTTCACCGTCTGAATTTTTCTATTCAGATTACATGAAACAATTGAGATCAGACATGAGGGGTGGTAAAACAACTCCACTCATCAATAAAGTTTGTGCAAATTGTATCAACGAAGAGAAGCAAGGTAGAAGAGGACTAAGAAATCCACAACAAAATGAACCACTAGGTAGAGTTATAGAAGTCAAGTTGAGATTGTTTGGCAATGCATGTAATCTATCATGTTATATGTGTAGGATAAAAGATTCAAGTTCAAGAATAAAACAGACAGAAAAATTAATGGAAATTGATCCTGAGTTTGGTGAGATGCTTGAATATGATAAGTTACTTGATGAAATGAAACATGGTGGCATGAATTATAATGTCACAGAGGATATAAAAAAATTAGCACCCAGAATACAAAAGATATACATCATTGGTGGTGAACCATTTATCATGCCAAGACATTATGAAGTCTTGAATGCTCTAATAGAAATTGATCAGGCAAAAAATATTATTCTAAAGTATCATACAAATCTCACAAAACTAGAGTGGGAGGGTAATCATATATTTGATTACATAAAAAAATTCAAAGGATGTGATATCAATTGGTCATTAGAAGCATTGGGAGAGCAGAATGATTACATAAGATTTGGATCAGATTGGAAATCAAATTTAGAAAATTATTATAAGATAAAGAAACATGCAAAGGTTTGGGCAAATGTATGTGCCTCATCTTTATCAATCTTGTCTCTTCATAAGACTATAGAATGGATGAAGAGTGAGGGTCTTGGTTATTCAATTAATAATATTCAAGAACCTAGACCATGTAGGATTGATTCACTTCATCCAAAAATAAGAGAACAACTTTTACCCATGTATAGAAACACAACATTAGAGAGTTCTCTATCAGCAAAAGTAGAAAACTGGGAAGAGAGATGGGAAGAATTGTTGAAATATTTGAGAGCACTTGACGAAGTAAACAAAACAGACTACACTAAGGTATTCCCAGAACTTGTTATATAATTATGAAAATTGGCATTGTTGGGCATGGTCAAGTTGGACAAGCAGTAGCAAAATTATATTCTGAAACTGATACTACAAAAACTTGGTTTAGTTTTGATAAGATTCTCATCTATGATCCATATCAAGGTATGATGGATGATATATCTGACGTAGATATATTGAATGTTTGTATACCATACACTAAAGATTTTGTATCAATTGTAAAAGATTTACCAACTCCAAATTGGTATACAGTAATACATTCCACTGTCCCTGTAGGTACGACAGAAAAATTTGGACATAAATTTCTACACTCACCTGTAAGAGGAGTACATCCAAATCTATATGAAGGTTTGAAAACCTTCGTAAAATTTATCGGTGGTGATGAGCAACTTGCCGAAGCATACTCCGGACATCTAAAAACTTTAGGTGTAGAAACTCATATATGTAAGGATGCTAAGACAACTGAACTATCAAAGTTAGCAGACACTACCTACTATGGATTGTGTATTGCTTTTACATCGGACATGAAAAAATTATGTGATGAATATGATTTAGATTTCATGGAGGTAATGACAAAGTATAATAATACTTACAATGAAGGTTACAAAAAATTAGGTAAACCTAATGTTGTTAGACCTGTTCTCTATCCTACCGATAAAATAGGTGGACATTGTGTAATTCCTAATGCTAAACTATTACCGAGAACAAAATTGATTGATGGACTGCTAGATTATGAGTGAGTTTACTCTTCAAGAGTACAGAAGAATAATCAAACATCATAAGCACAGGGTGTGTGATTTCTATGATTCATTAAAGATGGATCAGTGGACTATACTTAGACATGACGTAGAATTTGTTCCTTATAGAGCATTTGAACTAGCAAAGATTGAAAAGTTCTATGGTGTATCTGCAAGTTATGTTTTTCAAGTAAGATCAAATGCATACAATATATTCTCTGCTCGTAATAAACACCTGATAAAAAATCTCAGGATACTTGGTGCTAAGATAGGACTTCATGTGTACGTAGGTGACGTGTGGGATTGGAGATCATTGGAAAAAGAAATACAATCACAAAGAAGAATTTTTGAAGATGGACTTGAGATGCATTGTGATAGATTTAGTTTTCATAGACCACCACCTTGGGTATTAGAAAATAGAACAGATTTTATTGGTGGCATGTTGAATATGTACGGACCTAGTTTCTTTGAGTATCACCGTCTACCAATTCACATAAAGTATATCGCTGACAGTAGACATCAGTGGAATTATGGTGATCCTTTTATCAATCATCCTAGAATACAACTAAACATGCATGTTGATGAGTGGTCTGATAAAGAAACAAATCATTGGGACAACATCAAGGAGGAGCATGCAGAAGAATTTATTAATACCTTACATTCTGAATGTACTCATTACAAATGAACTGTGTTACTTGTGTAAAGATAGGGAAAAAATATCCCTCAATCTATGTCAACAAATTATATAATGCTGTAAGAAAACAAAGTGATAATGATTTCATTTGTTTTACAGATGATCCCTCTGGTATAGATCCTGACGTGATTGTGTATGAGATGCAACCTTGGGTAAAAGATCCATCTAAGTGGAGAGAACCTAAGAGAATGAAAATAGGAATACAATCTTGGTGGCCTGCATGGAATAAACTAGAACTATTTGCTCGTGAAGAATTAGATAAGTATGATAAGAAAATATTTTTTGATCTTGATGTGGTGGTTCAAGGTGATCTCAAACCAATACTAGATTTTGAATCAAATTTTGCACTCACACCTATCAAGTGGAAGTCACCTGATTGGGTAAAGAAAAATGATTCAAGTAAGAAACCTGCATATTCATTCAATTCAGATTGTGTTGTATGGAGGGATATCAAATTTATTTACGAACAGTATGTACCAAATTGGAAGAAGTATGTTAGAATGTACACAGGTATAGATGATTATATTAGTCAAAATCATCTTACTGATTTTGAATTACTACCAGATGTCTTTTATTCTTACAGAGAGGGGTCTAAACCGGAACACTATTGGGAGAACAATATGATACCATATCTAAAATTTCAACCAGAGTATTCTATTTGTTCGTTCCATCAAGATCCTGCGATCCACGAACTAAATAACGATCACATTCTATACAAAATTTGGAATGAGGCAGTTTACTAGATTTTATAAAGAAAACTTTGGTTCTGTTTCTACTTCAGACAAACCAACCTTTAGAGCAGTCAATGTACACGCTCATAACGGGTGCAACTTAGCATGTAAGGGATGTAATCATAACAGCAGTGTGCTTGCTGTAGGAAGTTCAGTCAACGTAGATCAGATGCTCGATGATCTTGATAGTATTCTACCAAGAATACATATCTGGAGTCATATAAGTTTATTAGGTGGTGAACCATTACTAGAACCACGATGCGAAGAGATACTCACAAAAATAGAGGAGTTGGTTGATTGTAGAATCAAATTATTCTCTAATGCAATCTTACTTCATAAGAATCAAGACTGGATCATAGAACACATGAAGCGTGGAACTATTCTACGATTGAGTATGCATGTCAGTCCCTTCAGCACCAAGGGTAAACTAAATTACAAGAATGTGAATGATTTTATTGAGTATGCCGAGGATAAAGTTGATCTTGAATCTACATTGGAGATCAGTGAACCTTGGAACGAAAAGTGGTTTGATATGTTGAGATGGGAGGATAACAAGTTTCATCCTTACGAAGATAATGACATAGAAAGTAGTTGGAATTACTGCACATGTCCTCAAATGCAAATATATAATGGACATCTCTGGAAGTGTGCTAGTATAGCTTATCTAAGAGAAACACTTAGGTCTACACAACAGATAGATGATTCTGAATGGCAGAAGTATCTAAAGTATAAACCAACTCGTGTAGATGCTCCCATCGAAGACATCTATAAGATGGCAGATGGTCAAAACAAATCACATTCTATCTGTAATATGTGTCCTGCTAATCCAAAATGGTTCAGAGCACACAGACAACTAACGGATGTGAAAAAGGTCGTACCCCAGAGCAAAATCGACTTTTAGTTTCAAAAATACCGGAAAAAAAATCCCGGCAAAATTTTACACTATAGGTTTTATGCTAAAGTCTAGATTATCAATGACACCTTTCGATACCTATAAAATATATCTTGCGATGAAGAGTCACTTCACCAGAGAAAAGTATGATTACTTTCAGTATGGTGGTAAGACTAACGCTAGTCTGGATTCATTTTATAAGAGAAAGGATAGATATTTCTTTGAGAAAACATCGAGGAAGTATCCTGACGAAGAGGTTAAACAATTCTTTGTTGCTAATTTTGTAGAGTCAACTGATCCTCAAAGTCTTTGGATAGGTACGATTGCAAGGACAGGAGACACAACCTATTCAGCATGGCAGAAGAGACAGCAGAGTTTATACTACAAGTTTACTCAAGAGATAGATGAATTATGTAAGGTTCCTTTTGCAGAGTGGTTCACGGGTAAAGGTCACCCACACATACTCAAGTGTCATCTAAGAAATGAATTGAGTATTGAGAACATGATAATCTTAGATAAGGTGTTTGGATATAAGAAGAACTTTGATAAGACTTTGACTGACCCTGTATGGGAGAAAATTAGTATGAAAATGTATAAGTATTCACCGTTTCTAAATATTGATATATTTAAATACAAAACTTACCTAAAGGACCAACTGTATGAGTAAATTCTTCAGATCACAGATCATCCAAGAAGAAATGCAAGATATATTTGAGACACAGAAAGACCTTTACGCAGTCATCATGAGATTCCCAATGATGACTGTCGAAGAACAGAAAGATCATATGAAAAAACTTATATCACTTATTGACAAACAAGAAGTCATGTGGACAAGGTTGTCATTATCTGATGACCCGGAAGCAAAAGAAATGAAAGACAAAATTCAGATGACCTCTGCTGCAATGGGATTCAAAAACGTTAATATGAACACAATTTTTAATAATATGAGACAGACACTAGAGAATTTATCTGACAAAT